ATTCTTAATAGCATTAAGAGACAAAACAATCTTGCTTGTTACAAAATTAGCACCACGCTTAGGTGACTCGTGGTTAAATAGAATTCCACTGGTAGCAAACATACCATAAGATTCACGATAGTTCTTGGTAATCCAGTGACCATATAGTTTTGCTACTCCGTATGGAGATCTTGGATAGAATGGTGTGGTTTCCTTTTGAGGTACTTCTTGTACTTTACCAAACATCTCAGAGGTTGATGCCTGGTAGAAGCGAGTCTTATCTTTTAGTCCTAGCACTCTGATCGCTTCAAGGATGCGTAGTGCACCAAGAGCATCTGTGTCTGCTGTAAATTCTGCTGTGTCGAACGATACCTGCACGTGGCTCTGTGCACCAAGATTATAAATCTCGTCTGGCTCAACAATTTTAATTAGGTTTGTGATAGATGCAGAATCTGTCAGGTCGCCTTGGTGAAGAAATAGGTTATCGTTGTGCAAGATATCTTTAAGCCTAACTAGGTTGTCTGTTGATGATCGTCTTACGATACCGTGGACTTGATAGCCAATGTTAAGAAGTAGTTCTGCAAGGTATGAACCATCCTGGCCAGTAATGCCAGTAATCAGTGCTTTTTTCATTATTAGTCTTTCCAGATTGAGTCTATAGATGTGTTCTTGGTGTAGTCTTTACCAAAGTCAGCGAACACTGCCTTGTCTTTCATGCGGTTAACGATACCACGTGACCAAGAGAATCCTGCGTCGCCACCCCATGCAAGCCACATGATGTATCCATTTGATGGGTTGGCCTGGTTGCCCCAGTCCTTACCCTTCTTGTCTACTTCGTGGCGTGAGAAGTATGAGAACATACGCTTAACAGTACTTAGAGACAGTGTCTCTCCTCTTGCAAGCTGTCCTGCTCTAGTCCAGCCTACCGCTGTTCCTGCACCTGTGGCCTTGCCATCTTCTTTAAACTTAATTGCACGTCTTGCTGCTGCTCGTGCACCTGCTGGTGGAGAGTATCCCTCAGCCTTTGACATCTCGTCTTCGTATTCGTCGTCTTCTTCAAGCTCAACCTCAATCTCAACAATGGTTGCGTTGCTGTGTAGCATTCCAATTGAGTACGCTGTTGGGCAATACTTTCCATCTTCTTCTTGCTCAAACATTCTTACAGCCATGGCTGGATTTTCTGGAGTTGACTGAATCGCATACTCTGTTCCAGGAATACCATAGATACCACCCTCACGCATAACGTGCTCTACCTGACCAACAACAATACCCTCCGATGTGCTACCCATAACGTAGTCACCCTCAGTAATTTCACGGTATGCTTTAGCAACTGGGATGCAGTTTGGAACCATTCTTCCGCCCTCACCTGGCTTCATACCTCTCTGGGTGTAACCATCCCAGCATGGTGCTACCTTGTCAACATTACCTTCAGACTGGTTGATAGCATAAATTTGATTGGCTGCTTCTTCGGCAGTATCGTGACAACCCATTACGGTTCCATCTTCTTTTAGGGCAGGGTAACCCGAGCAACCGTACGATCCTTTTTCTCCAACTTTATATGGCATACCTCTATTATATCATGAAATGTGGATAGTCTGCAGGACATGCTATAATATATAGGAATAGAAAAGGAATTATGGCTAAACCAACAATTTTTGTTTACTCTATCATTAGAAATGAAGCAAGGTATATTGATAGATACTATGACCAGCTTAAGGCTATGGTCACTACCCTTACGGAATATGACTTTGTCTTGTCAATCTATGAGAACGACTCTACTGATGGCACACCTCAATTGATTAAAAACAAGGACTGGAGCTTTTTTGCAGACTTTTCAATCATATCAGAAAGATTGAAGACTAGAGATTACGGATCTGTAAAGTTGGCACAAAGGGTAAAGAACCTATCTGTTGCTAGGAACAAAGCCTTGATTGTAAAGGACTTTCTAGAGAAGGCAGACTATGTGATGATGGTTGAAAGCGATATGCGTTTTGATGTAGACACAGTCAGGCAGATTCTAGAGTTTAGAAAATTGGAGCCAGACTTCGACATTGTTTCTGGACTAACAATAAATAACCATCCTGTTTATGATAGTTGGGCCACTCGCAAGTCTGCAGAGTTTACTAGCCATGTTGAAGTTAGAAAGTATGACTTTACATCAAAGCCGTATGATCGCTACTATGCAACATCTAATGGTATATGTTTATACAAAGCTCAGGCGTTTAGAGATGGTGCTAGGTATGGGTGGATGAACGAAGTCACCAAAGAATTTGATTGTGATACCGTTGTTGTTTGCCAGAACTTTCAAAAACTTGGCTATGATAAGATATACATTCTTCATACTGCCAAAATTTATCACGAAGACTTTTAGATAAAAGAAAAGCCAGGGTTTCCCCTGGCTATCTTTTTACTTTAACTACTTCTTTGGAGTAGTCTTCTTTGCCACTGGCTTCTTTGCAGGAGCAGCCTTTTCGGCTACTGCCTTTGCAAGCTTCTTACCATCTGTAACATTTGCAGTTGTCAGTGCTGTTTCTACTTCTTCAACACTAGGGACACGACCAAACGCCTTATCCTTTGGATTGATTGCTCGTAGTGCAACTGGAATGACTGCTGCTACAAGTGCCCAGACTAGGTCTAGTGGATCTGTTACTCCAGCAAGATATAGTGCTGCTGCTGCAGATAGAACTGATCTTCCGTATGAAGCCAGCATTGCTGTTAGTTGTGTACTCATTTATTTTCTCCTTGTTCAATGCCTAGTTGTTAGGCATTTCATCATTCTCTGGCATAATGCTTTGCTTTAAAGCAGAGTATGCCACAGAAAGTTTTTTAATATCTTCTGAGTCTAGTGAGTCTTTTTTCAACTGAGAAGATATCTCAATATCAAACTCTCCAAAGCTTCCTTGAACATTGTCAATATATTCATAAGCCCATTCCCTAGACTGAGAAAGAAACTTTACGAAGCCATCTGTTGTGTCTAGTGGCTCCATCTTGTCCAACACGTTTAGATCTTTTTCTAACTGTTGGTTTTTCAAAAAGGTTTCAAACAAAACCATAGACATACTATAGTTCTTTCCCCTTAGTTTTTGGTTATCCACTATGATAATGGTTATTACAGATACTAATGCTACCGCCAATATGATTTCAAGTATCATACGTCTTCTCCGCCTTCTCTTACCAATAGTACAATTGCCCCATTCATTTCCAAGGCTGCCTTAATCTTTGCCATATATTCAATGGCCTGTCGCTTTTCATCATCAACCAGTTGCATGAACTGCTTTTCACTGGCCTTAACTGTAAGGAAGTGATCGTTGTCAATGATTTGTAGATAGAACCCTTTCGGTCCTGTGCCATCCAAAGAATGAACAGCAGTCTTCATCTGATCTGTGTACATTAAAACTCTCCTACGTAGTCGCTGCAAATTGCATATGGCATTACCTGAAACTTAGACAGGTCTGGCTTGCCAAGATAAACCAAGATAGAATTTTTGGTAATTGTATTGCCAGGATATGTCCAGATGTAGCCATTGCTTGTTAGTGTGTGTCTATCTGTTTCATGCCAGAAGTATTTGAGATAAGGGAGGTCTTCAACAAACATGTCAAGTGCCTCCAGATTCTTGCAATGAAACCATGCATTGTCGCCAATGTCTGTCAGGAATTGTTTGTCAACGAGATGGGTGGGGGAGTCATGTCCTAGGAAGATCTGGTCATTAACATACCAAACATCTACCTCTACATCAAACCCTCTAGCAATTGCACCAACAAGCATGTGTGGCTCATTCTCTGTGCTAGGGAACTGCTGTGGTCCTATCGTGTTTCCACGATGTGCAATTTTAATCATCTCTTGTCCTGTTCGCTAGTATCTGTTGTAAGATTTTGCCAGACTTCGGCCCAATCAGCCTTTGTCCTGTGCTTATTAAACTCTCTAGATATTTTTCCATTGTCCATGTATACCCCACCGTGAACACCGATAGCCTTTTGAGAAATACCAACCGCAAAACATTGTCTAACGACAGGACAGTGAAAGCATAGCTCATCTACTGCTGGTCTAAGTTCTAGGTCTTCTTCGTACTTGTCAAAGAATATTTCTGTGTCGAAGCCTTTGCAGCTTGCGTCATCTTTCCAATCATCCTTGTTCATGGTTACCTCATGAACTTATTTGGAATCTCCCAACCACTGGTAGTTGCATCGTAACGCTTCTGCACGATCCACTTCCCACCAACATACGCTCCGTCTTTTGACATAGCACCGTTTTCTTTGGTCTTGTTTTCGATGACTGTCCAGCCATCCCATGAAAGGTCTTTGTTATTCTCAACAATTTCTTCCATCTTTTCTAGTGAATTGATTAACACAATCTCTCCCATTTTAGTATCTGTAAACTCCGACTTCGACACTCTTTGCATCAGCAAGGTCTACCAGTTTCGACACTGGTTCTTTTGGCTTGCTAAAAAATGCAAAGTAGCCGATATCGTGAATATTGTTTTCTATCCAGCTCGGAGGAATCTTGTTAAACTTAATCTTGATTCCACGTGCTTTTAGACTACGCTCTGAAACATTTGAAAACTCTTGAGCCATAGCATTAATCTGATATGGACCAGCAGAATATATCAAAACCTCTTTATCGTTTTCACTTAGGTTGGACATAGCAGTTCCCATTGCTCTCAAAAATACTGAGTAGTCAGCAAAGCTTTTTGTTCCCTGAATTGCTATGATCATTCTATTCACCTTCTCTAAGTTTGTCAACAATAAATATCATCTTCTCCAATTGTACCTTATCCATGGTCATTGTGTCAACTAATCTTGTAGAATTTTCTTCAATATTTCCATCTACGAGTGTTGCAGTATAAAAAGCATTGTCAGATATCCAATACATTTGATTGTCTACAACTATTGCTCTTATGCTTGTTTTAGATACATAGTCTGTTGTCTGAGTTTTTTTAGGCTCTGGTTCCTTAAGGAGACTAATAACACGGTTATTGAAGGATAGAAGATTACTGCTTTGTGATGGGGTGACTAGCGGTGGCTTGCTCTTAGATTTTTTACCCACGATCAGCAGCCTCATGTATGCTACCGCAATGGCAAGCATAACAAAGTTAAATATGGTTTCCAATACAATCACCTAGATTAATTATACCATTTAGATAGACACATTGCCACTAGAGGTTCCTAAGAATATCCATCTGATTACTAATAAGTTTGGTTAGGTCTTCATGCTTTTTATTTGCATTTACAATATTTACTAGCGTGTGCTTCTTGTCGAAGGCCATCATCTTGTAGAAGTCGTGGATCTCTTTCTTGATTGGTTCTAGATCATTCGGTCCAGGAAATTCCATCAAACTAACAAGCTCTATTACGGTTTGGAAATCTTTCATAAACAACATGTTTGTCAACCCAGAGCCTGTCAGTCCACACACAATCTTAGTTTCATAAAAAAACTTTATTTGATCATTTATGTTTGCAAAATGATTTTGATCAGTGTGCTCAAAACCAATGCTAGCGAAGTACTTTATTAGCATTTCCTCGTTGTCTATTCTATATCCTGGGGTATTTGGTCCAGCCAGCCTACTAAGGTAGACCTTCCTATACGGCTCTACATTAGTATCAACAATATATTTTTCTATGTAGTCTTTTAAGAACACCGCAGACTCTAAGAATTTGTCAAAGAAGGCGACATCACTTGGCATAATAAAATTATTAATCAACATTGTCAGGTCTTGTGACTTTATTGTTTTATACTTTATACCAAGATTGTGCATCATTTCATAAACAAAGTTGTAATAGGATGGGGGTTCTTGTGAAGAGTCTTCGTCTGTAAAATAAAAGAATGACTCGTCTATAATAATTTCTGTATCTGGCTCTACGCTGTGCACAGCTAGAATGGGTATACACAGGTCCACAAAATAGTGGTAAAAGCTATCTGGTATATGAATTAAAAACTTTTTGTTGTTTGATCTCAAGTCTAAGATATTTTCAGGGACATGGCTTACTTCTTCTGTCCAGCCACCAGCATTACTAAGTGCCTTGTCCTCAGAACAAAATTTGATGTGGCTGCCAGTCTTTTGAATAGTGTAAAACGCCATTAGCCAATAACCTTGTTTATGTAATCATTCATATCTTCTGGAGTTCCAACACCGTGCATCTCCTCTACAAAATATGGTACAAATCTTTTGCCATCGGCTATTGCTTCGTTGTATACTGGAGCTACATAGAATTCATTGTTTGTCCTAATGTTTTTGTTTATCATCTGCTCTGCGTACTTAACATAGTCCGATCCCTTTGACCAACCATAGATACCAACGTTAGCGTTATTGCTAACAACTTTCTTCTCGGCTACTTGAGAGATTAGGGCATTATTGATTTTTGAATAGGACCACTTAGGATCTTCTGCCTTAAACAGTGCTAGAACGCCGTCAGAGGTCGTCAGAGCCTTTGTAAACTCAAAACTATGCCATACTACTACCTGGTCTGAATTGGCTATTACGAGTGGGACATCGTTATCAATTAAGTCTTTGGCAAAAAGAGTTGTTCTTGCTGCTCCGTCTGTTAGGCCATCTACTTCTACGATGCTACATCCTGGAACCATTTCATCAAGCACGTCGTCTAGGTGGTACTTAACTCGGTGATCTTTCTGCACTACAAAGATATAGTTACCATCAATGTCAAGGCTGTCAATTACCAACTGAATCATTGGCTTGTTAAAGATTTTAATTAGTGGTTTGGGTAGGCTGTATCCTTTTTCTGTAAACCTGCTGCCAAGTCCAGCCATTGGGATTAGTATGTTAGGCTTTTGCATTTAAAACCTCTATTGCTTTTTGTATCCTGTCGAACGTTAGACTTGCCCTGCTTTCCACTGGCTCAAGTCTTGCTCCAGATGCCCTGGCTGCTTCTCTGCCTATCTCGCTGTCTTCAAAGATAATAACGTTGTCGGGATGTACCTTTAGATCGCTCATGCAGTTTGTGTAAATTTCTGGGTTTGGTTTTGGAAAGTTGACATCCTCGTTACTTAGAGAGTGGTCTATCAAACTTGCGACCCCCAACGCTTTTAGGCAACCATCAAGGGTTGTCCGAATACTGTTGCTTGCAACGCCAACGAGAATGCCCTGAGATTTTATGTACTTAATTAAACCAATAAGCTCTGTATCAGGGGATACGCTAGAAAACATTGCGGTAGAGAATTTTTGTTTTTCTTCCCAGATAAACTTGTGCATGGTTCTTGGCAGACCTCTTGTGTAGGTTAGTATGTTTAGCTTAGAGTGTGTTGTTAGCCCTTCAAAGATAGAGTCTTGTTCGTTTCTAGAAATAATATATTTTTTATCTACGTTGGCTAGGGCAAGATTAAGAGCATTAAAATGAATCTCTTTGCTGTCTATAAGAACGCCATCAAGATCAAAGATAATTAGATTATTCATTACGATCTAGGAATGCTTTCAGTCCAGGAGTATTCTCCATTGTTTCCTTAAACTCGTCTATATCTCTATTTGGATTTTGAACACAGGCATAGGCGTGGTTCTGATAATAGGCCAAGTTCTTGTAAAAGTTGTGGATTTCCTGCACATAGAATGGATCAGTTAAGTCTTTCGCAATGCCTGGAAATGGTACGGCTACTACCAGTGGCGTTACTATCTCAAACATAATTCCACCTGGCTGCATAAAGGCAGCGTTGGTGAGGCCAGAGCCAGTCAGCGAAACCATCGTCTTGACCGAATAGAAATAGTCCAACTGTTCTTGAAAGCTGCTGAACTTTTCAGCATGAATAATTTCATATCCCAGATCGGCAAAGTATGATTCTAGTGCTTCGTGATCTTCCATTCTGTTGTCATTAGTATATGAAAGTCCTTCGACCTCATAGTTACGACCCATTCCAAGCATACCACGACTGACAAAAACATTCTTGGTAGGCTTTACATCTTTGTCTGTAACCATTTTTCTAAAAAAGTCATAAACAAGATTTGACTTTTTTCCAGACTCATATATAAAGGCTACAACTTTAAAGTCATCCATGTAGATAATGTCATACTTCTTTAGCTCAACAATCTTTACGGCAACGCCTTCGGCAACCAGTTGCTTAACAAACATGTTAAAGAAGTCCCATTCAGAGTTGTCCCTGTGCAAACTTTTAAAAATGTCGCTGATATCAATAATGACTTCATGGTCTGGATGCTTTTCTAAAGCATATAGAATCTCTGAAAAGTCATCCAAGATTGAGTGATAAAAGCTATTGCAAATTGACTTTACTAATTTTTTCTTACCATCTATAAGGTTTAGTGATGATGCATTGGATGACTCAACGTAGCCTTCAATTATGTTCAAGCCTGGATGAAAATAAAACAAGTCATCGCTTGTGTCTGGGTTGATGTTTCTAATAGTAAACATGCCCTTGAATCCTGGCAGGGTTATGCCATCATCGTGAAAGTTTGATGCCTCTATTGTTGTTACACGATCTCGTCTAGATCTAGAAAATAGTTTTGGAAAATCCATTAGTTGTCACTTCCCATTAATCTATTTTCAATTAAACGCTCACGTTCATCAATGACTTCAAACACAAACGCAGTTAGCTTTTCGCTGTTAGCCTTATCATAGTGGTGGCCACAGAACATAAGTTCGCCAGAGATGCCCTTGACTTGAACGTATGCCTGTGCTCCACAACTATCGCAGCGGTCTGCTGCTGTTAATACCCACTCTTTTGTGTCTACCATTACTTGTCCGTTCTGTAGAATCCGCTACCCTTAAAAGTTATACCACCTAATGATACCACTTGGTTCATTTTATTTCCACACTTTTCACAGAAAAATGTTGGCTCATCTGCGTGGATAGATCTTATGTCCGTTAAGACTGTTTCGCATTCTCTACAAACGTATTCGTATGTTGGCATTCGATTACTCTTTTACTGCTAGCGTTGCAGGCTTTGGTGCTGGTTTCTTAGCAACAGGCTTTGCTGCTGGTTTTGCAGCAGGGACTGGCTTTGGTGCTGGTGCAGCCTTTGCTCCGTGAACTGGTGCTGGTGCTACAACATCGTCCTCTGTTGCTTCAATTGGTGCGGTTGCAATAGCAGCTTCCTGTGCAATAACCGCCTTGAAGAATGCAATTGGCTCAATGTAGTTCTTGCCCATCTTGTCCCAGATGTGTTGCTTGCCTAGACGAAGTTCCCAGTGCAAATGCTTTCCAGTTGACATACCAGTAGTACCCATCTTTCCTAGTGGGGTTCCTGCTTCGACCTTCTGGCCCTTCTTAACCTTAACAGTTCCATCTTGCATGTGTGCGTATAGAGTTGTGTACTGCTTACCGCCGATCTTGTGTAGCAAGATTACGTAGTTTCCAAAACCTCCGCCTGGACTTGTTGACTTCTTTGCTTCTAGAACGACACCATCGTAAGGTGCTTCAATCCAGCATGGTTCGTGTGAAGACCAGATGTCTGTTCCATTGTGGTGCTTCTTTTCTTTTGTTACAGGGTGAATTCTCATACCCATTAGTGATGTGACTTTAAAATCTTTTCCGAGTTTACCGTCAATTGGTAGTTGTGCTTTAGCCATAATTATGACCTCCTTGTATATCTAATTATACCACTTTGAGCCTCGTGTCAGGATTGAACTGACGACCTATCGCTTACAAGGCGATTGCTCTACCACTGAGCTAACAAGGCAATGCGATCTGTATGGGACTTGAACCCACGACCCCCACCGTGACAGGGTGGTGCTCTAACCAACTGAGCTAACAGACCAGGAGAGAGTATCCAGTGAAATGGTTCCTATGAGTCATGCTAGGATACTCTCAGAGCGAATAGGGAGAATCGAACTCCCACCTTCTGCTTGGAAGGCAGAGGCACTACCATTATGCAACATTCGCAACGCCCATTTTTATCTCTTACCCACGAGAGTGGTATGGGCCACACCATTAGCTCCCCCTCCTGGGATCGAACCAGGGACCTTAGAGTTAACAGCTCTCTGCTCTGCCTCTGAGCTAAAGGGGAATACCATTCAATTATACATTAGTCAAGTTTTAATTGCAACTTTATTTTCTGCCATTTTTCTAAAACTGC